TCCACATATTAAAGGTCACAGCTGAATAACTTTCAATCCCCCTATCATAGAACCATTCTATAGTTGTGTTATTGGGTTGTGAACCTGTGACGGACACTTGACTTGCACCAACACCAGTTCCATAGTAATCGTTTGGTTCTAATTCATAGTGTGAAATACCATAGGGAGGTTGAAAAAAGTTTTCACCTATTCTTATTCCTGTATCATTACCCTCACCATCAGTAATTGATTGATGACCTGCGGTAATTCCTGTTGTTGAATCAGTGAGTTTTAATAACCCCTGATAACTTTGATTGATTTGTTGTCCTGTTAATGAACTCATGTCTTTTTCTTATAAATAGTTTTAATTTGTTCCCCCTGAAAAGAATTGAGAGAAGTAGTTGGGGGTATCTCCTGTTATCGGTTGATATGGACCTAACCAATCCACAAGTGGTAATGTTTTAACCCAATCCAATTCAGGAAACTCTGATGATTCCATTTCTTGAGTTGAGATTACCCACTCACCGTCTGTCATTTGGATAGGGTAGAAATACCAATCAGGAGCAACCATTTCTCCTATAAGGGTATCTTTTTGTATAATTGTTAATAATCCTACTTTCATAATTAAACTTGTCTACCTAATGTTGTTTGGAAGTTCTGAATCGTTGTGTATAGATTTGATACTTCACTATCTGTTAATGTTGTTCCAATCGTCACGAATGCGTATTGTCTTGTGGTTGGAGATTCTACTAATCCACCTCCATTAATCCAATTTCTTGCTGCTAAGAATAAATCACCATTTGGTCGTGCTGTTGAGGTAACAGATGAGTTTCCAAGAGATGTTGAGTTTCTGTAATATTCAGTATCAGTTGATGACCTCCTTGTTATGGTAAATAATCCTTGAGAATCACTATTGGAGAATGTTCCTTGAGTTATTGCGTTTACAACACCTCTCATATCATCCAAAGTTGACCTTGAATTTACTTGAGTTCTTTCATTAGGGTTTGCGTATGCACCCATATCAAACTCAGCAGTTCCCTGTTGTTGATTTGTTCTTGAATAAAAAGACATGTGGAAATCATCTAATCCACCAATACTACTTGGGTTTGAGTTCAAATCTCCATAACCTGTTGAACCATTAGATACAACACCATTGGTAGAGAATGTAAGACCACCATTAAACGTGATATTACGGGTGCCAGGGGTCTTTCCATTGACCGCTTGACCTCCACTACTATTTCCACCTAAAAGTGGATAGAATGAGTATAATTTAGTCCATAGACCATAATTGAATAGGTCATAGAATAATTGGTATGTTGCTCCTGATGAGGTTGAATCTAAAGTTCCCCCACCTGCAATTACCGCAGACATATAAGTCTGTGCTTCACTGACTCCTTGTGGAGTAGGAGTTGGGGTAGGAGTTGATGTTGTTGTTACCGATGGACTCGGTGGTATAGGTGATGAGGTTGGAGTTGGTGTTAAAGTTGGAGTGGTTGTTACCGATGGACTCGGTGGTATAGGTGATGAGGTTGGAGTTGGTGTTAAAGTTGGAGTTGTTGTTTGAGTGGGGGTTGGACTTACAGATGGAACAGGTTGACATTCGTTCCAATCGTTTGAGTTAGATTCCCAATTTGATGTAATAGTATCCCAATCACAGTTAAATCCCTGACTTGGAGTAATTGTTGGGGTAATAGATGGGGTAATAGATGGGGTAGGAGTCGGTGATGATGGTGGGACAGGTGATGTATCAGGTTGTACAGACATCACACTTCTCCATACAGGGAGTTTTTTGGGTCTACTTGTAGAATCACTCGATGGTCTACTTGTATTGTTAACGTAGACCTTAAACGAGGGTGCTACGGGTCTATAACTTCTTCCGTTCCACTTCATATTTTACTGACTTCTTTTTGTTTTGGCTAAAAAGGGGAGTTTCACGTGAAACCCCCCTTAGGGTTTGTTTTATTATCCTACGGAAATACCTACAAGGATTGATGATAAATCGTTGTTTGGAACAATGATTTCTTGTGTTGAATTTGGTTCACCACCGACAATAGTCAAAGCTGAAACGCCATTTAAATCGTTATACAACTGACCTGTCTGCAGTGTGCCTGCGGTGACTAATCCGCCGTTTTGGAATGCGAAACTCCACCAGCGATTGTTGTTGTCAAGAATTATAGCGAATACATTCTGCTGACTAACCAAAGCTTGGAACAAATTACGTAACGTAGCGTTCATCTTTGGTAGATTTATGGTAAGGGTTGGTTCAAATGTTACGCTTTGAGACGTTGTGTTTACAGAAATTGCTTCACTGAATGAAGAACTCTGCTTAACAAGTTCAAATTGATAAAATGTACCAGACCCTGAGATAGAGGTAATTTGTTGATTACCATTCTCAGTCCAACCTGTAATTGTGTTACCCACGTCACCGAGGATATACATTTCTTTAATGCCCCCTGTAGATGCATTTCTGCAATCTAAGGTATAGCCTGAGGAGATATAGCAGCTCATTTTTAGTTCAAATTTTTAATTAAAAGTTTATTAGTTAGCAACTACAAATGATGCTGGGTCGAAACAGCCATACCCGTAAGACGTGTGTAGATTTAATTTTACCACATCTTGGAACGGGTCATACATCAATTTAGTGGTTTGAAGCTCGGAATTCATACCTACGAACATGTAACGTGCCGGCCCTCCGTAAATCTTAGACTGACCATTTAGCCCCTGTGTTGGAACTACGCGAACATTTGTTGCCGGTAACATTACACCCCAATCCATTCCCGATGCTGCGTCAGCGTCGTTGAAATCAAAAAGATTGATGAAACTGTTGTTCCTCATACTCGCGATAAACGCTCTGTAGTCAGAAAAAGATACGTAGATAACCAAGTCATCACGGTGTAATACGTTCTCAGGAATTGATTGGTACACTGTAGTTAGCACTTCTAAACCATTTGTTGGAGTGCAAGCTGTATAAGTAATATCTGTTGCTCCTGCACCACTTGTGATGGTAGCGATTACCCCGTTAAAACATTGTGAGTTATAGATGGTTCCACCTGTTGAGGTAGTGTTTCTCCAAAGCTGTAATTCAATTTGGTTAGCGGTGCGATTAGATACGTCTTCTAAGATAGCTTCAGCGAATGGGATTTCTTCTTGGAAATTACCATTTGAAAGATACTGACTTAAATACGTATTATAGAGGTCGTACGGGCAAAATTCCACATTTGCTTTCTTGTTGCAAAGGCTTACTTCAACAACATTCTGAATTGTGTCACCCGTCGGAGAAAATCCGCAAGAAAGGTCTTGCAGAATAACGTCAGTTTCTGTGAAACCAATTAATTCTGTTGTTCCGCGTAAATTTGGACGTACAGATGCGTATTTAGGAAGTGTAAGTCCTAAGAACGCCTTTATTAGCATTTCTGAGCCATATTGCTCATAATCAGGTAAGCCAGCTAAATCGTAATCAAATTTAAAAGATTTCGCTGTACCCTTTTCTACTTTTGAAATAGATGAATTTTTCATTTTTTTTATTGGGTTTTTTTTATTTGTTTTTTATAGAATATTTTCTTTTAAGAAACGAACTTTCGCGTCTAAAAGATTTTCTTTTCCGAAGGTTTTTTTAACAATTGGTTCCTTGAAATTAGGTTGTTTTTTAAACTCTTCGTAGTCTTTTTTATACGATTCAAAATCGTGGTGAAGTGATTTAAGAAGACTGAACATTTCGTTCATTGCTTCTTTCATTTCCTTCATTTGTTTTTTAGATTCCAAAGAACCTTCACCAGTTTCGTCAGGGTATTTAACGCCTGTGATGGTAGATTCTGAATCCACGGTTAATGCAATTCCCGATTCGGTGGTGTGTTCTCCTGCTGGAGCTCCAACTTTTTCACCTGACTCGGTTATTACATACAATTTGTCTCCAACTTTAAAGTCACCTTCAGTGTCAGTCATGATTTTTGTACCGTCTGTTAGAGTTGCTTCCGACATTACCTCAGGGATACTCTCAATCTCAGTTTCAGATTCTTCTACGACATCTGAAGTTTCACCCTCAAGGGGTTTCTCTTCGATAGCGGAAATTGAACCGTCTTCTTTTACAATTAAGATGATTCCCTCTCTTGTCTCATGTGTCCCTGCTGGAGCAGGTGTCATGATGGAATCTTCACCCACAATGAATAAAGAATCTCCCACAGAAAATGGGGCTTCAATATTATTTGTGATGGTGGTTGTTCCGTCAACAAGTTTGGTTTCGAAAAACTTTTCAGACTTAAATTTCATTCCTAACAGGTCGGCGATTCTGTTGATAGCTTCTGCTGCGTTCATTTAATCAGTTATGTTTTTTAATATGTTTATTATGGTTGATAATAAATACTCATCACCCTTTTCTTGTGAAAAGTTTAATAAGAAGTTGCCCTCAACCGAAGCACCTTTAACTTTGCCTGGTTTAATTAATTTTTCCCATATCATATTACCCTCAGGGGTATCTAAAACTTTAAACCCTCCAAACCATGTTCCGAATGGAATTTGTTCTTTGGTAAAACCAAGTTCGTATGATTTATCTCTGTCTCCTTGAACAATCCAAGATTCTACCATAACAACGTCGTTAAATTTCTTATCTGAATGTTCAAGATTTGTGTGTCTATTTCTTTGTTCAATAGCGAATTTCTGTGCGATTAACTCAATTGTTTCAGGAGTAAACTTAACAAAGTATTTTTCCCCATCTTCAGATAACCTTGGTATTAGAATATTAGGTATCATCAGTGGAGTGTAAATCATTCTTTTCTCTTCATTAGCACTGAACATTTGATTCTTGGTCATCTCTTGTTTTTTCATGTTTGTTGAACAAGATTGGAATACCATTCTGTCACCGTATGAAACCTGTTCTGTGATACCACCACAACCCAACAGATATGATACGTCCTGTGCTGTCACCAAATCATCATAAATTGGGAATCCGTCCATATAATCTAATGGTAAAAATTCACCTGATAATTCCATTTGTTTTGACATGTTCTGTTGAGAGACGATGTAAGCTGCTATACTTTTAGCTCTTGTCTTTTCATTATAATATCCGTTGTTTGGTAGGTTCTTTGGTGGGATGCCAGGAGTACCACTAACCATACCTAAATCTTTTAATTGGGCTTGTTTGTTTTTTTCTGCTGGTGTGAAGATATATCGTTTCCAACCGTGAACACAATTTGGTCCACCTTTGTATAACCACTTGGAATATCCTTCTCTGTTGTGTCCAAAATCTCTATTGGTATCTTGTAATAAATCAATCTCCAATCTACGGAAATATCTATATTCGATTGACTCACAAAAATCTCTATCGGGGAAACCATTTAACACTCTCTCGTATTTAAAATAGAATACAGGTTTTGTATGATTCTTCTGAAATATTTCTTGTTCTGTTGAACCCCTCATCTCACCAACAATTCTCTCAAATTTTTCCATGTCAGTTTCTGCTAAAAACTTTAATAATTCAACTGTCTCTATTTCCTCCTGACTATATTCTTCAACATCAATTTCTGATTCAGGGTGAATCTCACATGGCATATAAACGACTTGACCATCCTCTGTTGTGTGTTCATGGTGTCCATCACATCCTAATGATTGTCCCATGAGTTCCGCTTCCTGTGGTGTTGAAAACACAGGTGAACCGTCAATGAATCCAAGTAAGTTAAATTCCTCTGTTTTGGGACATCCACAATCCTCAGACATTAACACAGGTTTAATCTCCATCGTGTTACCTGAGG